TCTGCAAATGCTTTTCCGAATTTGATAGTATTTCCTATCCATGTTGGCGGTTGAATGGCCTGAGATGCGTTGGAAAGATTAGATTCCCCGGATCCACCCGTTTCAACAAAAGGCTGTCCGGATGTATGAGAAGCTTTTTCCCCATAATCCATATCAGGATTTATATATGCTCTTGCTTCAGTATTAGCTGAGATTTTTAAAGGATTATAAGGAATATCCTCTTGCATGATAATAGGAACACTCACCCCTCCTAGATTAACTGGAATAGATTCTCCTTTAAGCATTGAAAATTCTACGCTTCTTTCTAATCCATTGATAATTCGATCTGTATAGTAATAATCAAGAATAGAATTTCTATATTCCTCTGTTATAGTTCCAACTTTAATGTCAAAAGATATTTCGGCCATTTGAGGATCCGTTACATTAAGATCGTTGAATTGAGAATTAAATGATGTAATGTCAAATTCACATCTTTCGCAATGAATAACATAAGTAGGCATTAAATCGTCAATAGCCGTTAAAACCATATTAGGAACTTCAGAACCTGGAAAAGTTTTTGGTTTTTGTTCTGAAGGATTTGTAGTTAATGTAGATTGATGAAATGTTCTGAATTCTGTAATGTAAATATCCATCATAAAATAACGCATCATATCGGGAAGTATCCATCTTTGATAAACATCATCCCATGCAATTTTGCGATAAAGATTTAGGAGATGAATAATTTTCCAATCAAGTCCTTCAAACATCTTAATTGTAACTTTGCCATCTTTAGAAACCCTGATACCTCTTTTTGGATCTATTTTTAATAAGGAGTCAATTCCTGAGATACTTTGGAAATACCATTGATAATTATTTTGAACAACATTCCATTTATCAATAAATTCTAAGAGCATTTTTTCTCTAACGAATTCATTAGCATCCCTTAAGAATTGCCTTGTAGAATAAAAATTTCTTGCATTAATATCATCCTGAGGCTCTGCCCTTTCAAATAATGGATGAGGCATTTTATCATAGTTTGTTAACTCAAGATTCGTATTTGCAGGTCTAAATCCAAGTCTAAAAGTCAAATAGGTTGGTTCATCAAAGGTTTTTGATATTTTTCCGCCAGCAATTACTCCGCTATTCAAGACTGAACCAGGAGTTCTAAAAGACTTAAAGATATTTTCAGCTAAGGTTGGCATTATCTGGTTATTTTTTTATTTATTGTTGTTCAAAGCCTTTTTTATCCTGTATTTTTACTGGATCAACAGGAACAGGAGCAGGCCATTCTCTTCTTGTTAAAATAAATTTTTGGGAGAATAGCGAATAGACTTGCGGAACATCTCTTACCCAGGATAAAGTAAATCCCTTAACATAATACCATCCCGTATAGAAAAATTCCAAAGCTGCATCGGCAACAAAATTTTTATCTATTAAGAGGTTTTCAAAACGATTCTTTTGTATTAAAACAATTGGAACCTTATCCCCTTTAATGATATTTAAGTTAGAACCCTGAACAGATATTTCTACATTTAATTTTTCTAATTCAACTCGGTTCAAAATATTTTGAATCTGTGATCTAACATAATTTCTGTGGTGATTTCCTGTCCATTTACTATTATCTTCATCGGGATTAGAAATTGTATATTGAATTCCTAACCATGGGGAACTATTATAGAGATCTGCATAGTTATAATTAGCTCTTGCGGGTTCATTGGAATGTAAGGAAGCATCCCAAGTAGCTCGCCCTCTCAATAAAATATGGCTGTTTAATTTTTCCTGGTCATAAGCAGGATCAATTTTGAAGGACCAATATTTAGTTTTTTCCGGGTCATCATAAAGAACTTTGTTATGCTCAAAGAAGCAAGCTTGAACATTAGTTCCATATTCAAAAGTAATAGCTGAAGATTTATTAATGGGTTTCCAGTCTGTGATATAAAAACTTGTTGTCCTATATCCTTCGAAGTTTGAAAATACTTTAGGAGCCTCAACAGCTTCATTTGTATTACTTCCCCAATAATATTCTTTCGGAACATTACTTAAAGAAGCAGCTATATCAATTTCATCTTCCGATGAAAGTAATTGTTTTTGAACATTTACAAAATTAAAATTATAATAAATATCGATCCACCAGTCAAAGAAACTATTTTCATCTTTCCATGATCTTGAAGCTATTTCTTCGATGGAAATTTCATAGCTAGTAAAAACAAACCATAATTGCTTATCATCTGTGTTTTCTTCGTTTGTATTAAATCCTAAACCTAATGATTTAGCGATTTCTTTTAGAGCTTCCATCGAAGTCATTCCATTAAAAGCTACAGCTTTTTTATATCCTGAAAGACCTGGTATAAAAAGTTCTCCAAAAAATGTAATTGTAATACCTGATTGAACAGAAGTACTTTTTTTAAGAGGGCTTACCCCCGTAATTACATAATCATTTCGGATAGGATGTAATAAATCAGTTTGATTAGTAATAGCCACAGAAATAATGTCCCCATCTTTAGGCATTTCCTTAGTTAGGAATTTATCATTAGAAAAACTTAAAGTAAGGATAATAGTCGGAAGCCTTTTTGTTGAATCTATTTCAAAATAATCAATCTCTCCCCTAGAAATAAGATAATCATTTATTTTTATAAAAGGAAATTCTACAGAAGTTTTATCTTCTATCTTTTGAGCTTTTCCCCCAGGATTAGTTTCGGGTAAGGACATTTCATCCAATACGATTGTTGGTTTGAAAACATTATAAATCCTATATTTTTCTTTTCCAGCATCGTTTCTACTAGCTTGTTTTGGGGGTTCACTATCCCCGATTGGATTAAATGTATAATCAGCCATTAGACTTTTTTGCTTTTTATAATTGTAGTTAAGAATTCACTTGAACTCATTCCATTCTTTAAACATGCACTTTCTCCAATGCCTTCCCCAAAATAAACCCGGCCATTCCTATGGACTATCTGTTTTGCTCCTTCATCGGCAATATTAGGAGGTAATGCACCCTCTTTAAGATTTCTATCACTAAAAGCAACAGCAGTTTTATCTTGTTTAGGAGCTTTTGTGGGGTCGATATATTTATATGAAAGCCTAATCTTATTCTCCGGAGAATCCGCTCCTTCCCCCTGTTTCTTAACATTATCCTGTGCACTATTTAAATCAGGGATAAGAATAATGTCTCCTGGAGAAATAGTAAAAGCATTGCTAATTCCATTATATTTTAAAATGAACTCTGCATAAATGGTATTATTATAAACTGCTTGAGAAATTAAATCGGGTCTCATGGCATAATCTGCAGGGATCCTATATGCTTGAAAACTAAGATAATTATTAGTTTTAAAGTTGAACATCGTCTGGGTCAAATCCCTAATTGTTGTTCCGTCCTCCTTTGTAAGTAAAGGCTTATTATCTATAGAATTTAAAAACATAATTACTTAAGTGATTTTAATGAAATCCAATCAGCTGCTCTGTAAGCGCTTCTATTTAATACTTTATTTCCTGTAAAATTAAGATCCTGATTAGCTGAAACTGCTGAGAATTTATCCCTATTCCAAACACTAACTGCTCCGGACAAAGTATTTTGTTTAATAGCGGGCTTGCCAAATTTACCTCCTGTTGTTCCGGAATCAGCAATAAATGTTCCCCCGGCAAAAGAAGGCTGGGAACCAGTCATGGATTGATTTCCTGTATATTTGTCAACCCTTGTTTCATAATCAGCACTTCCTGCAAAATTATCCGGAAGATCATAAATCCTACCCATACCACGGTTAAAGATAGATTGAATTGCATCTCTATCTCTAGCCATTCCGTGATCAAGATTAACTGTAATTTTTATCTCTAGGGGGAAATCATCGGGTCCTAATTCTTCTCCTAATTCAAGCTCTATGCTGTCGCAAATTAAATTCCCGATCATAGCGATAGGATTTAGAGGATTTCCAATGGTTACATGCCATTCCCCAACTGGTTCGCCTATTAGAAGAGCCTTTAATCCTGTTAGATAAGGAATTTGTCCCTCTGATTTTTCTGCTGATTTTGCACGAATTATATTTCCCGCAAGACTATCACCAGTAATAAGACTTTTTAAGCTTCCTTTTCCCAAAATAGCATTCCAAACCCCTTTTGCAAGATCAGCCAATTCTCCAGTAGCATCAGTGATTTTATCTGCAAAAGTATCGATTGATGATTGAGCCCATTGTAAAGGCTGACCCCTATACCATTGCTGAATCCCTTTATCCCCACCCATAAATGGATATTGCTGGGGATTTGCCATAAATCTATGCTGCCCACCCCAGAACATTGCTGAAGCAGATCCAATAACTAAAAAGTTCGAAAGTATATCTAATAAAACTGCTTTAGTATTTATACCCCCAATTGGTCGGGCAACATATTCGAATACCAAAGATATTTTATTTTCAAATTTTAATCCGGCTTCCCTTTTTTTAACAGAATCAATTCTGTTGACAGGTCCAATAACCCTGTTTTCGTAGGGACCTCCGCTATATGGATCTGGTGGTAAATTTCCTTTATTCAATATTGCTTGCTGGTCAAAACTTCCCGTAGCAATATTAAGCATCTTAGCAAATTTGGTAAGACCCCCGAAAAGCCCCGCGGGTCCTGCTTCCATATCCGGGTTTGCTTGGGATTGAACTTCAAAGACTTTTGCTTCTACATCCCCCCATTTTAATCCTGCACTCATTTTTAAAATAGTCGAAAGAGAATTTCCTGTTTCTTCCCCAAAATAAGTAACTGCAGTTGCCATAGGAGGAAATGAAACTTTTTTACCTCCACCTTGGTCGGCAGTTCCAGGATTTGCATTTTGAGAATTTGCAGCTTTTTCATCTGAATTATTTCCAGCAGTACCAAAATCCTGTAAACCGTCCATTCCAGGAAACTTAAGGTTATCTACGATAGGAGCAGCATATCTTCGAAGAGTAATCATTCGATTGTTAGGAACTATATTCCAATATTTGCAATAAACAAAATCGCTAAAATGATAAGGTGTTCTTCCATAAGGATCCCCATTACCCCAAGAAATAATAGATGAAGTAGTTGGGTTTAAACTAAAAGCTAAATCTCCATCCGAAGCTTGATCTATTTCATACCATTTTCTTTCGTTTCTTCTATTGATGAGATAATTGCCTCCTTTACTTCCATATAATCTTGTAACAGCATACGTATTTATAAGGGAGGGAATACCCTTAAAGAAATCATCTTTTTTAAGTTGTTCCCTTTTTTCTGCCAAAGCAGACAAAACATCTTTTTGATTTTCAATTTGGGATTCTTGTACTTTTTGATCAGAAATTAAATATCCAGTTGTAGAAACCTGCTGAAATCTTGTATCATAAGGAGTAATTAAACTTGTTTTATTATCTGTTTGATAAAGTCTTTGTAATCTTCTATCAAAAGGCCCTATTGCTGAATCCTCTAAAGGCTTACCATCAAAATCAGTAAGGGGTATTTCGGAAGAAACTTCATCATGAACAGTTTGAGAATATCGTGCTCTTAGACATCCATCTAAAAATTCCTTAGCCCTAGCAAGAGATTCTTTATAAACACGAGCAGCAGCGATAGGATGGATATTGTCCAATTTATCCCCGGGAATATCTCTACTAAAAAAACCGTCTCCAGTTATAAGCTCATTGAAAAGCTTATTAACTTTAACTCGAAAACATTCATTTGTAGTATAGTAATCCGTAAATTCTATAGCATTTTCGATAGCCTTTAAAGCTCTATCAATTAACTGATCGACTTTCGTTTTACTTGCAACTGCTTCTGCCATACTGTATTTTATTTTATATATTCGAGAAACTAAAAAGTCTAACCTTGCGGGTTAGACTTTCCAATTTAATTTATCCTGAATAGGCTTACACTCGATAAGCCTAATCTTTTTGACAGAAGGGAAGAAGATTATTTCTCTAAAAAGATCGTAATATTGTTCTAGTTTTGGTACATTATAGTCATCTAGTAAAACTAAATCCGAAATTCTATCGCAAGTCTCTAATTCATTAAAAAGATTTTCAATTATATCTCTATTAAGGTTTGGATTTGAATAAATAATCCCTCGAATTCTTTTAGATTTTACATAATTTTCAATCAAACCAGTTATTTTTTTATTGACTATAAAAGCCGCATAATCATCTATAGTAGAATAAGTATATCCTAAGTCAGACAGGATTTCCGGAACACTTACAACTGAATAAAGTTTTAAGTTTAGAAAAGCCCGCTTTAATTTTGGTAAACCTTCAACAGTTATATAGAATTTCATTCTTATGCCTTTTTGCCAAATTCTTCCTTAGCTTTTTCATTGGCACTATAATAGTCCAGACCATCCTTAAGCATTAATTCCATTGCTCTATCTGAAATTTTTTTATTAATTATCGATTCTTCATGAGCATTGTTTTTAATCCTTATTTCTTCTTTTAATTGTTCCTCTTTTTTTCTGCCTTCGATGATATTTTGTCTTATCATTTCAAATTTTTCGGATCTTGGCATAGTCTTTTTGTACTTAGTAAGTCCTAGCCTTTTTTCCATGGCCTTTCTTTCTCGTCTGTTCATATTACTTTTTTTTGCTTAAGGATTTGATATAAAACACGTTAAATAATCTAAAGTATGCGGCTAAGAAAAGGATTTCATCAGTTCGAATAACTGTTGAAGCATCCATTAACTTAAATTTTTTCTCTTTAATGTCTTGCTGAGCTTCCTCTTGTATCTTTAACCCTGTAACATCAACGGCATAAACTTTAATGGGGGAGTCTGACGTTAAATTACTATAAAGAGCTCCTAAAAACATCCAGTCTTTTGCAGCTTTAATATTGATTTTAGTAACTCCATAGAAAATTCTATTTGCAGCTACCAGATCGGTACTATCATCTGTTGAAATATATCCATTAAGAAGGGTCCAAACTTCTTCATCTTCAATATAATTCCAGTCTTCAATAATACCTATTTTTTCCAGAAGGCCATCTGAAGAAATCGTGTAAGGCAAAACTGCAACTTTGTCTTTTTTATCCACAAGGTAATAATGCCCATCAATCTCGATGACATCTTCATATTCGCCTTGTATTATTTTCTTCTTCTTAATTTCTTCCATTGGTTAAAATTATTTTTCTTCTTCCCCAATAATATCTCCTTGAGCTTCCGGACTTCCTACAATTGGAGCTTCTACTTCATAAGGAACTTCATTATTAGGAATTATTGGCTCATAAGCCATAAGTAAAGCCTGTTTTAAACTTTCCTTAATAACTTGATTATCCAGGTTTTGAATTATATATTCAATAACTTTCGGACCCCCATTTTCAAAGCTTTCTTTTACAACGTTGTAAAGTGATTGGGTAGGCAAACTGATAATCATCGACATTTTTACAGCGGTATCGAATTTTTTTGCCTTTTCACACATCAGCCATACAGGATCCCCTGAATTACTTGGCTGAGATGTGCCTGGTGCTTGCTGCTGAGTTTTCATATCATTATTAGATGTAGCATTAGCTGGAGTGGCAGGTGTGTTAAACGTGTTTATTTGACCAAATTTCGAAGTAGTCTTTCTTGGAGGGTGAGGAATAATTTTCTTTTTCCCCTCAATAAGTGGCTGAACACAATGAAGAACTCCATCACCACCCATTTCCCATTTTTCTTCTTCCCTCCCGACCCATGTAGTTTCAATAACCCATACATTCGAAGGACTATCTACTTCGGCCATTAATTGACTTTGATAATCTTGACTATTTAGAGGAAGAATAAGTTGTTCATTACATCTTGATCCATCTTTAAAGCAGACGAAAACCATTCCGTCTTCTTCTTCGATATGATCAAAAATAACTACTTCCCCATTTCTAGGTCCTGCAAGAAATTGGAAGTATCTAACTGGCTGTTCCATTTTTATTTTAGTTTAATTTTTTCAATTTTTACTTCTTTCACCTTCACCTCATAGGATTCGGGAATGGAATCGAGTTCAGATTTCAAAGGCTTTTCTTTTTTTCGAAAATGATCTAAAATTTTTTTCCACCATTGAATTCTTTGTTCCATTTTTTTAATCCATTACTAATGTTTATCCTTCGAGTTTCGGGATATTTCATACCGGTTAAAGTATTTTTTATTTTTTCTTTAGTTTTTTCAGATCGGGCACCCGTTTTTTTATTTTTATTCCAGGGAATAATCCCTTCCATAGCCTTAGAAATTTTTTCTCTACTTTCTATTGACATCTTTCCCCCATATTTAGTTCCTCCTGTAGGACTTATGTTATATCCTATTTCTCTTAAGAATGATTTGAATAACTTGATATAAAATCCTTCCCAGTAATGAGCTTCTAAATGATTTTCAAATTCGCCTAATATGGATTTATTAAAATTTTCTTTTCCATATTTTTTGATAGCCTTTATAAGTAATTTGCCACTTCCCAAATAAGCATCTAATGGGTTTTCGGAAACATGAGTTCCTATATAAAATCTATTATTAATTTTATTAGTAGTTATATAAACATTGTACATCATTCTGAAATAAATCTCCTAAAATCTTCTTGATATTCTTTCATCCATGGGGTATAAAACTTTTCATTTTTCCATTCAAGATATTCTAATCTGAATCCTTCTAGCGATTCTTCAAAATGCTTTTTATAATCCCCCGAGCTTAAAAAGTTCATTCTCAAAACAGGAATAACAAAAGTGTGTTTTGTTCCTTTAACCCTCCAAAAATATGAAGGAGTTGATACTTGCACCCCCATGCCATATTCCACAAAAAGAGGTTCAACCCATCCCTTGGGATGTACCTCCATTTCGCGGACCATTCGTAAATTATCAAAGTCGTATTCGTAAGGCATTATCCTACTTGTTTATCCGATTCCTCCGATGAACCTTCAACTGATGTTGTTCCCTTTCCTGACATAATTGCTCCGCTAATCTTTCTAACCCCTAATAATGCTGCTGATAGTAATCCTAATTGAAGAATTTTTTCAAAAACTTCTAAAACATCTGGTTTTCCTAACCACCATCCCACCATTGCAGCTGCAAAAGAAGCGGATGTGAGAATTCCAGTAATTACGCCAACAAATCCGGAGCCAGAGGTTTTTCCGTTGGAATTATTGAAGGTTTCGCTAAATCTAAACTTAGATTTGTTAAATCCCATAGCCATATCTCTAATTTTAGTTGGTTATCATTATATTTATCCAACTAAAATTAGAGGGCCCTAAATTCCTGAATTAACGGAGAATATCAACAATCTTTGTAAGAACGATCGAAGAGATTTCTGAATCCTCGGTACTTCCTTTTAGATGCTGAGCAATTTTTGCCTCCACATCTGTTGGGCTGATAGCTTCAACAATGTATTCTTCTCTTCTCTTTTTAATTTTTCCTTTCACTTCAAACTCTATTTGAAGGGTGGCCTTGTAGTACGAATTTTCACTCATAATATTTTTGATTTTAGTTTTTTATAGAACTTATATTTATGAAAAGTATAAAAGTTTCGAATATATAGAAAAAGAGCATTCATGAATCTTAAAAGACCCCATAAATTTTACTTTGTTTATTTAACCAAAAACCTTGTTAATAGTAAATCATACATTGGATGCCATGCAACCAATGATTTGAATGATAATTATAAAGGGAGCGGGATAGCATTAAAACGAGCTATGAAAAAATACGGGGAAGAAAATTTTATTACAGGAATCATTGAATTTTGTTCTGCCGATAACCTATTTGAAAAAGAGATAGAATGGATAGAGAAATATAAAACATTTAAAACCGGATATAATTTAACTAAAGGAGGGGAAAGCAAATTAGGTAGTATATGTTCAGAGGATACAAAAGAAAAAATGAGAAATTCCTTAATAGGTAAACCTTCCGGATTTAAAGGACAAAAAATGTCAGAAGAGCACAAAGAAAAAATTAGACAAAAGAAACTAGGCAAATCCACTGGGATAGGTCACGTTGTTTCGGAAAAAACTCGAAAAAAGATAGGAAATTCTAATTCTATCTCCCTAATAGGAAACAAAAATGCAAAGAAAAAAATTCTTTGCATTTAAAATTAATCTTCAGCTGGTCCTTTACCCGATTATTTTAGCACAGGCGATTTCCAATCAGTTTCCATTCTTTTTTTTCGGAGAATAATCTTCTACCATTTCGTCGGTAATTTGAGAACCAATAAATGGAGCTTTTGCTTTTACCTCATCGGGTAAAACATTCTGTGAATCAAAAACGCTGGGAACCTTACCGCATTTAGTACAAACAAACACAGGCATCGGGAGTAATTGCTCTTGACCAGACGGAGAGATTAAAGGAGAAAGAACTTTGAAAAATAATTCTTCCTTGAAAAGAACCCCTCCACATTCACATGTAATGGTTTTTGAATTTTTAATAATTTCCGGAGTAATCTTTATGTTGCTCTGCATTCCGTTTGCAAATTGAGCAGCCCTTTTTTCGTTATCCATTTTAATTTATTTTATGTTCTTTTTCTTTACAAACACTTTGAAAAGTTCCTAACGGACCTGAAATTTCAAGATATGAAACATAGTATTTGGAAGGATCCATATCAAATTTCTGAGCTATTCCATTAGCTTGAATTTTAATATAATATCCTTTTGTAATAAACATATTCCACCTAGCATTTAGGATCTCCTCTCTTGAAACTCTATTAGCATCCTTAAGGAAATAAGTTTTAAGTCTTTCCTCAAAAATATTACTCTTAACTAAGAGAGCTCCAGAAATCCCATCTATAGTAAAGATATAAAATTCAGAGAGCTTTCTTATATCTGTGATTTTTACATCCTTGTGTGTCCAATCTTTTGCCAGTGTGTCCATAGTATTTTTTTATATTATATCAGTATGGGGCTAATAAGTTTTAAGTTTCAAATTTAACTTTTCTTGGAATTCTATCGGAACATATTCTTCGAGCTTCCTGATCTGGAATTAAGAAATAAAGGCCATCATCATTAGGCCTACTACTTTTTCTTATAATGGGTTTGGTTTCTTTAAGCCAATTTTTCATTGCAGAAGATTTTATTATAATAAATTCTTCTTGATCCATTAAAAGATATAAAGAGCTTTCAGAAACCTCCATAGTTAAACGATGAAAAAAATTTTCTCTATAAGGAATAGAAAAATTTATAAAAGAAGGTTTTGATTTTGTTTTTAAATCAACCTTTTCTATTCTTTTTTCATCAATCCTTAAATGCCCATCAACTTTTTTATTTTTGTCTTCCTCTTCTGTAGAATCAATAAGTTCAAATGTATGATGTGGATATTTTATTTTTAAATTTTGTACGAATTCTTGAAGTTGTATTTTTTGTTTTCTTTTATATTCATCTACATAAGCCTTTTTAGGATTTAAAGCCATGTATTTTTTTCCAATTTAAATAATTTTCAATAGTTTCTCGTCGATATTGAGTTTCGTTTTGCCTTATCTGATTAATCTTCAAAGGATTCTTCTTCCTTTCAATAATTTCTTTAGGAATAACAGTTTTGTATTGTTCTTTGAGAATCCATTTATGAGTTCTGGAAGAATAGGGAAGCTGAAGAGCTGCTCGAACAACATCATGTCCCAAGAATGGATTACGGCATTCAATAGTAAAATTCATGCTCATTCGGTCAACTCGAACTAAATGATAGAAAGGAAGCTCCTGGAATACATCGCTTTTTTGAGAATCATATTCACTTATTCTACGATAGCCTCCAAATAATTCATCTGCTCCATCCCCGGTAAGAACAATCTTATCCTTAATATCTTTGAAAAGATAATACTGAGGAATTACAGAGCCAAGATCAATCATCGAGTCATTTATATCGTAGATCTGCATTTTTTCAACCGGAGAAAGATCTTCGGGTTTTATATCAAGATAATTTATCTTTAACCCCCAATGATCTTCCATAAATTTAACATACTCTCCATCTTCAGCATTATTAATGGAGTAAATGTTTACATCAGCTCCAAATTTCTTGAGATAGAAAAGGATAATTGTGCTATCTAATCCGCCAGAGAACAAAGTAGAAACTTTATATTTTTTTGTAAGCAATCTTCTTCGAACAGAAGTCTCTATAAGTTCATGTATTTCTCCTTTTGGTAGATTTTTATCCCATCTATAATAATCCTGGATAACTCGAGGAGCAATAGTTCTTCCGCTTTCATATATGTAGATATTATTAGGCATAAGCCTCTTAACATCTTGATAAAGAGTTCGATTATCTGTATTATAACCCCATTTATTAATCGTGCTGATAAAGTTTTGATCAATTGATAGGTTATTACTTAACCCCTTTACCTCACTGGAAATTTCTCCTGTAATAGGATTTATATAAAGCTGTTTTTTTCCAAGAGGATCGGTAAAGAGGATGACTTTATTTTTTCGAACAATTACAATACTCCAAAATCCATCCCATTTGTTTATTTCTTCGAGATGTTTTTCTATAGGAACATCTTTTTTAAAAAGATCCTGTAAGTAAGCAGAGTCGTTTTCAAATTGTCTTTTGGAAAATTCATTATAATTGAAGATCTCTCCATTGAAAAGAAGAAAATCATCATTATTCAAAAGGATTGGTTGGGTCCAGGAATCTTCCTCGAGAGTTTGGATAGGAAGACGATGGTGTCCGTAGATCCATCCATTTTTCTCAATAGAGGTAAACTGAATCCCCCTATGCTTTATCGAGTCAATTTTACTTTTGTCCGGTGTCAGAATTATTCCACACATAAATTATTTTTTGCCTGATTTTTATACATCTATTTCCAATAGGATCCCCCTAACGGGTGTAAAATCCCCGGCTTTTACTTTAACAGATACAACAGTACCATCTTTTTCTGCTAATAATTCATTTAGCATCTTCATGGATTCAAGAATTACAAGGATTTCTCCTTTCTTAATTTTGTCTCCTTCTTTAACACAAACCTCGGATATTTTTCCGGGCATTGGCGAATTAAAAGATACTTTCATATTTGATAATTTTTGAATCCAATAATGCTTTTTCTACATTCCAACAATGGAGCGAACCTATCCACATAGATAATGTTCCGAGTTTTAATGATGGATCGACTTGTTCTTTTACATATTGAGCCAATCTTACTGTCATATAAATGTCATTTTTGAAGTGCCTGAAAATATCACAGCTACGAATAAGATATGCTACATGAAGTTTTCCCCTTCTAATCAAAAAATGATAACCAATTGTACAAGGGAGGCGAACCCCATTGTTATTGCTATCCTGAGGATGCCAAATTGCATAAAATGCTTGACGGGAACCGGGATCATCCTTTAGTCTTTGGATTAGATCAGCAAAATCTCCGAAATTATACCCCATCTTTCCGGTTCCCTTGAGTGTTTTATCCGGCCAGAATCTTTCCATATAAGTATGAGAGAAAAAGGTTTCTCCTTCCTCTTCTCCTTCTTTACGGAATTTTTTATCATTATCCTTAGTATTAACCTTATAATAAGGCCAGTTCTGATATTCATATCCTGGATTGTGATTGCAATTAGGATTTATCCTTTCCTGAAAATGGTTTTCTGCCCAGGGTAAATCGGCATCACATTCTTTACCCAATTCCTCCTTTGTTTCGGGCATTTCCATCTGAATATATCTATTGATAATTTCGAATAAATCCCCGGGGGCATCTATTGCTTGCCATTTTTTAGAAGTAGCAATATCACCCATTTCTTTGAGACTTGAAAAAGAATTTGCAATGGCTTTACTTATTTTCATATTTTTTATTTTTAGAATTATTTTTATGAAAAGTTTTAATTGATAAAATTAATAAATTCACTCGGGGATCTTTTTATACAATCTACGAGTTTCCATTTTTTGGTCCCATCTTCAAATTGAAGACAAGCAAATATTTCCGGATAACGATTGGTCTTATCGGTAATAAATTCCAAAGTAGAAGGATCCACAACTCCTGTTTTAAATAATTTCTTTCTGGAAACTTCTGTAGATTTAAAATCCTTAATTCTATCTCGATTTGCTACTTTTAAAATTTCGCAAGGAACAATGAGTTCATTTTC